CGAGTTCATCATACATAATAAGGATCTGGGATTAAGTCGGTAAAGATATTTAGAAACACCTCATTGATGCCCTCACCACTTGTGTAGGTTTGAGCAAAGCTGAAGCAAATGTTTGAGTAGGTTAAACCATCAACAGCCTTGAATTCATAAAGCTTATTAGTGGTGGGATTTATGAACTCTAACTCATATTGACCGGCATAAGGATTAAAAAATCCATCAGGACAGCCTTCTAAGTCAATGGTTACAAAACCCAAATAGTCAATCTCAAGAAGCTGGCTTATGCGAGCATTCATTCCAACCTTGTTGATGTTTATGATTATTGTTTCCTCAGTGTAAGCAGGAGGAACAAGCACCAAGAAAGCATCAGGACAACTGTTGAGAGGCTCACAGGCTTTGAAACAATTATTGCAGCATTGTGCCATACTTTTCGAGATTGAAGTTGCTGGTGATTTCTGCAAAATTAGAGAAAATAAAATAACGGAAAGCATCTAATGCATGAGACTTATCCGGGTTCTTATTCTTCCAAGGATCAAGGCTTCCAATCCTGTCCACCTTAGCTTCCTTAAGGTCTGTGATTAGATTGGCACAACTCTTTTCGCTTATCTTAATCTTTGCCTTTTGAAATAGTAGAATGGTGATGAGCCTACTGGCAATGTGTGAAGGATTAACCTTAGGCACTTGAAGCTGCATATCTACAATATTTAGGTAGTTCTTAATCATCAAGTAGGCACTGATGTTGCCTTGAGTGAATGCATTACGAGCAGCACCGGATGCATCACCATTGATGACATAGTTCATGTTTGGATAGTCCTGTTTGATTGTTTGGCAAAGAGTGCTAAGATCACCGACTCTATAAACCTTGAGGACATTAATATTGGCATAATGGTCGGCATCATAGCCATACTTGATGAACTGACTTACTACACATGTGTTGGTCACATTAAAGTCAAAAGATAGGTAAAGGTCATGGTTAGGTGATGCTTTGATATATCCACCATAGACATGATGACTGTAGTCAAAGCTTGTTACGAATAGGCTATCCCTATCCCAAACTCCCCACTGCCCCAATGCATAAACCTCATAGTAAGTCTGACTCACTGCCCTTAGTGCCTCCATCCTGACAGGGTATTGGTCATCAAGAAAGTCTAAAGCATCAAGATAAGTTCCATGAAGCCTTAGCACATCATTGACTTCTTTAGCTGGCACATCATCAAAGAATCTCTTTTTAATCCAATGACTATCTGATACCGGATTAAATGTCAAGAAGAATCTCTTAGGATGGTCTGACTTGCCCCGAAGCCTCAATGTGATTTGTGTGAAATCCTCAAGAGTTAATTCTGTTGCCTCCTCAATCCAAATATACTTGGCTTGGCTCAGTGACTTGAGTTTCTCAGGATCATCACAACCAAGGAAGACAATCTTGTTTCCTCCTGATTGAATCTCTAAGTAACCAGTCTTAACCCGGCATAGTTTATTCAAGCCCCATTCAGTAATCTTGTTCTGAAAGTCGGCAAAGACTGAATTTCTTAGGGTTGAGGCCACTTTGCGGATGACAAAGTAAGTTTGAAACTGATTGGCCTTATGGTCGCATATCTCGGCCAGCAGAAGCTGAATCATTGTCTGACTCTTGCCTGAATTATGAACTAAAATAGAACTGTTGCTTTCCGTTTGTAAACAATAATTATGATTTTCTTCAACTTCAAAATCATAAACAGGTTCAAAATCTACATAAGACCACGATTCAATTTGACTAATGTCAATTATATGTGCATCCATGATTTTCTTAAAACAACATCTTTAATGGTAGAGGCTTTAACTTGATATTCTTCAGCTAACTTTTTTCTACCATATAACCTTGGCTTAAACTTAGACCGAATTTCAAGTACATCTTGTTCAGTCAATTTACTTATAGGATTATTTTCTCCTCTGTTGTTTTGTAATCCATTATCAAAAGAATGCCTAATGTTTTGTTGATGGCTTACCCATTCAAGATTGCATAACCTGTTATCTGCCTTGTTTCCATTCAGATGGTTTACTTCTTTTAGTTCTTCAGGATTTTCAATAAATGTTTGTGCAATAATTCGATGAACTTTAATTGTTCTATTTCTTCCTTCATCATCAACTAACATTGTTCTAAAATATCCATTGCCATCTAAGGCAGGTTTCATAATGCTTCCAGTTTTGCCTCCTTTCCAGTTAGGAGTATAAATTTCACCATCAGAACTTGCTTTATAGCGGCTATATCCTGGTATTGTTTTCCATATCTTTTCCATTCTGTAAATCTAACAAAATATCTTTGATATGCCGATACTGACCACCCAAAAAGAATTTATGATTTTCAGTTACCTTAATGATTGTGCCATCCTTCATTTTTATTTCAATTAGTCTATCTGAATGGTCATTATACTTAAATGTTTTTAGGACTGGCCTAAATTCATAAGATAAAAGCTTATGATTATAGGATAGAACTAAGTCCCCATTTTTAATTTCAGAAATCAACTTAGAACCCAAATTAGTTACTACTTTTTGCTTTGAATAAAAGCATCCTGCCCCGCCCCAAAGGATATTATATGTCTTTGGGTCAGTTACTGCATCAAGATACTTATGCTGCCAAAGGTCAGCATCTGACAGGTCAAGCTTAGCCAACTCTGTCCTCCGATTTTCTTTTCTTGAGGCTGGTAGGCTTAATCACCTCACTGACCTGCATATTCACTTGCTCCTGGTTCATCAAGCCCAAGTCCCTTGCAATGATGTTGTGATTAAAGAAGCCACTTGCAGCCCCTTCCAGCTTGCTTGTGTAGATGGCTTGCTCTATGCGTGTAAAGACCTTAGCGAAATCTTGACTTTTATTCTTATAGACTGATAATGTTCCCCATGACGCAAAGCCACAAGCAAGAGCAAAACCATCTTTAGTAAGCAGTCTCATTTTAGGCAATCTTACCTCTGTTGCATCCTTTCCTCTAAAGTCTACCTCAATCAGTGGAGTCTCTTCTGCCCACTGCACATACTGCTCAAAGTTCTCAAGAATCTCCTCAGGAGTTTTAAACTTCCCATCAAGGCCATGCTTGAGTCTTAACATCCAACATTGATTTCCTTTCGGTGCTGCCATAATTTGTACCGGCCTTTCAGCCTTAGTTTTGTGGTTAATTATTTCATTTTCTTAGCTGCTTTCTTGGCTTTCTTAGCCACAGAAAGAGCAATTGCTACGGCTTGCTTCTGAGGCTTGCCTGATTTCATTTCTGTCTTTATGTTCTTGCTAATCGTTTTAGCCGAATATCCTTTTTTTAGTGGCATAGCTTTAACTTGTTTACTGCAAAGGTAAGTGTTTTAGAATTGACTCATAGAGGTCAAGTTGGTTCTGCCAACGAGATTGATAACCAGGAGTAAGGTTATACTCAAGTTTGGCTCTAAGTTGCTTGCACTTGCGATTCAGGAAGAATCTGATGTCTTGGACTGTCATCTGTTGTTTGGGTTGAATGTAAAACAAATTATTCTCATAGGTTGCAATGCCTTCCCACATAGAAGGCACTTGGCTGATGCTTATGTTATTCATAGTTCCTGAGTCTCATTAATGCCCCATCGAAACGCAAAGGTATTACTCCGGTTGAACCTGAACGCATCTTGACCTGATCAATCAGGCAAAGGTCTTGGTTTGATAATTCAAGATTGCCCACTTTAGTACTGGCTGATGGGTCAAAGTAAAATGCTGGCCTCATCATCATCCAAATTACATCAGCATCCTGCTCTACTGAACCGGACTCTCTAAGGTCAGACATCAAAGGCATCTTGTCAAGCCTCTCATCTACTCTCCTTGATAATTGGCTAAGTGCCACAACTGGAATTTGAAGCTCTTTGGCAAGAAGCTTAAGGCCTCTTGAAATCTCACCTACAATGTTCACTCGGTTTGTCTCTTTAGGATTGACAGACTCAATAAGGCCAATGTAATCCACAAAGATGACCTTGATGTTGTACTTGTTTTTCCACATGGTGGCCTTGGTTCTAATTTTTCGGATGTTCATGTTGCCATCATCGCAAATCTTAATGTTCCATTCCTTCATCCGGCTTACAGCTTGCTTGAGAGCATCCTTATCCAAAGTGTTCATATCTCCTTGCTTAATTTTAAAAGCATACACCTGAGACTCTTGGCTGGCAAGCCTTTGGCAAAGTTCATGCTTGCTCATTTCAAGTGAGAATAGGCCACATCCAATTCCCTGCTTTACTAAGTTACGCATAAGGCTTACCACAAGTGCAGTCTTTCCTTGCCCTGGTCTTGCACCTACAACAGTCAATTCTGAATCTGTTAGACCTCCGCAAAGTTTGTCAAGTGAAGATATGCCTGTTGAATATCCAGCAATTGTTCCGGCTGCCTTATTGAACCACATTTCAGATGAGATATCAAGCTGAGTTTGAAAGTTATCATCTGACTTATTCACGGTTGAAGTCAGCAGGCTATCAGTCTTGCCTTGCATCTCAGTAATTAGTTCAAAAATATCACCTGAGTCAGAGTTTGCCTTAGTAAGCATCTCGGTTGCTATGTAAAGAAACTTTTGCCTCATGTATTGCTCAACTAACATCCGGCAATGAATTTCAATATGACCTGGTTGCTTAAGGCTTGTAAAAACTGCTGTGATATATTTTACTCCTCCAGCTTCCTTGAGTAAGCCTGATCTTTTCAAGGTCATGGCAATTGTCTCAAGGTTCACAGGCTCTCCGGAATCTTGCTGGGCTTGGATAGCCTTTGCAATTACCTTGTTGGCCTCAAGCTGGAAGACATCAACACTCGGAATGATTGAGAAGGCAGTAAGCCTTTCCTCATCATAAATCATCATTGCTGAAAGGACTTGCCTCTCTAATTCTTCGTTTGTGAAATTCATATGTTTGTTTGGTAAGATTCGTGAACTCTAACTGGCCTACTTTCGGCCGGAACAAATGTGGAAGCCTCTTTTTTGTTTTGTAAGGTAAAAATACCTTTCCATTGAAAAGCGATTGATTGCTCAATTATTGAATCAGCAATTAAGATATTATCACCTGAAAGTTCCTTAAGCTTTTTTAGAAAACTATTTAGGCTTTGTTGAGACTTATAACCATCCTTGATAGACTTTTTATAATCATCCCATTTTTTAACTAAAGGTTCAAATTCGCCATATTCTGAAAAATCAAATTTTTCCTTTTTAGGTTTTACATTATTCTTTTCATCATCATTTTCATTATCATTTACATCCTCATTTTCATCTACATCTACATCTACATCTACATTAGCTTCGGTTTCGCTTCGTTCTAGCTTCGGTTTAGCTTCTGTTTTGCTTCGCTTTTGCTTCTGTTTAGCTTTGCATCCGCTTTCCCACTTAGTTCTATTAGCCTCTAAATTTGGCTTAATAAGAATCCAAATAGTCTTAGATAAACCAGTCAATTCAGACTCGATTCCATCAAGCCCAAACTCAAATATTTGCTTTAAAATCTCTAATTGATTTTTCTCAGGCAGTTCTTTTATAGCATCATAAAAGCTGCGATAGATTACCATTGAATCTCTTGAAGTTTTCATAAAAACAAAAAATCCTTTGTTCGCCGTTCAGGGTAGGAGACCTTACTAAGCGGACAAAGGACATTAAGTAAATTTCATAAACACTGCTCCTACACAGCGGTCTTTCGACATGCAAATATAATTACTTTTTCAAATGGTCATCAAAATTATTGATGTAATCAATGAACCTATTGACCTCTTCTTCTTCCATATCAAATATCTGCCACACAAGATCAATGATTGAGCTGTTAATTGTATCCTCTGCCTCTGCCATGTCCTTGCCTAACTGCTGGTGCAGGAACTTCTCAAACTCTACAGAGTGATGGAGAAGCCTATTGAAGTGCAGCTTCACATCATGCCTTAGAGCCTTGTCAGAATGCTTGATGACAAATCCTGTCTCTATTATGCCCCGAACGAAGCAGGTGAACTTGCTAAAATCGTTTTTCATTTCCGTACACAATGAAAAAATAGAACAGTCATGGCTAATGCAAAGCAAGTGATGGCAAAAGTTACAGACCGCCAGTAATAAAACTCCTTCTGAAGCTTCATGTAATCCTGATTAGCATTATTTAACTTTAGCAGATGATCCTGATTGATTGCCTTGACCTTGGCATTCTGCTCCTTGTGATAGTCTCTTGCCCTTCGGTGATTGTCAGCAATGCGTTTGCACTCGGCAAGCTTGTCTAATAGTTCTTGGCTCATTTTCTTAATTGGTTAGATTATTTTTTTGCAAATAAAAAACCAATTTAGGCAACAATCAAAATAAATTATTTGAAAACCATAATGGTGTTTTTAAACCACCACAGGCTTGATGCATTGCGGAGTGCCTTAGTAGCTACTTCATCAAGTGTGTAGGCTCTCAGATGCATTTGGTCAATGATATATTCATTTGTTTGGCAATTGACATGCCCATCACCTTTCTGCCCAGGCACTGCCCATGAAAGAATAATCATGCCTTTTGCATGCTTGGCAATGTTGTCTAAGTAAATGCTCTCAAATTCTGCCGGTATATGCTCCCCAACCTCAAGGGATAAGACACAATCAAACTTCTCACCAAGGTCAAACTCAACAGACAAGTCCTGCGTTCTGCCAGTGCCTAATGTTAGTGCATAGGTGTTTGGATTGCCATCATAAGCCTGACAATAGATTCCAGCAAGCCTGAACTGCTCAGGATAGTAACCCATGCCACAGCCAAAGTCTACCAGTGTCTTGCATTCATCCTTCTTGAGCATGGCAAGGATAGCAGTTGCCAACCTCTTATCATGGTGATGACCTTCTGAGGTCTTATTCTCCCAAAAGCCTTTCTGATTTATCTTCATTTTTCTGATTTATGTTGTAATACCAATCAAGGACAGTAATAACCTCATCAAGTGACCATGAGACAATCACAAGCCAATTCTGAGCCACTAACTTATCAAGAAATGACAACTGTTGCTCTGATGGTTTATTGTAACCCACCTTCAATTCTATGGCTAATCCTGAGAATCCTTTTAATTGATCAAGGATAAGGCAGTCAGGCACTCCTGGCTTAACTCCCATCCCTTTCAGTTTGCTGGCTTCTATGGCATTCCTACTGCCTCCATTTGGACAATGAAACCAAGTGGCTTGAATGTTGTCAAGATATTTGGCAACAGACTTCTGAAAGTCATCCTCTTTGCCGACATACTTCTTGAATCCACCGGTTAGGTCAATGAGTGTTTTATTGTGTAATAATTCAAAATAGAATCCTGCCATAAATTTCTTGCAATTACATTTGCAAACCTAAGCCAAGAAATTGAAACTATGACTTTTTTAAAAATGAGTGACTTCTGCCGGAAGTTTAACATTCCCCAGCACAGGTTCAGCAGATACAAAGATTGCTTTGCCATGATTCCAATGGAGGGTTATAGCAAGCCTTGGGTGCTTGTGAATGAGTATAACCAAGCAATGGTCAAGGAGATTCTCTCAATCAAAGGCACAAGGCCAAAGAAGGAGAGACTGACTTATGAGGCCTACAAGTCAAAGTATAATCTGACTGTTGATCACTTTCAAAAGGTATGGCACAGGCTACATCTGGAGGAGCAGGATGGAAAAATGATGATAGTTGATTCCAAGCAAAATCATGTGTTATTGAAGCATGGGAGGCTATACCGAAAAAAAACTTAATTATTTTTGCAGATATATTTGCAGATAAAAAAACAAGTATTACTTTTGTCTCACTGCAACGGAGCAGCACAAGTTCAAAACATAACCAAACATGAAAACAGTAATCACCGCAGCAAATTTTTCAAACTACAAGTTTCAAATTGTAAATGCTTGTTCAAGCTTTGGAAACATTAAGCATCCTGAAACATGGGCTTATTCTTTAAGCATCTTTGAATTTGATGAGGTTTCAGAAGATATGGCTACAAGCCTTTTGACTGACTCATATTTTGCACAGCTTAAAAGCTTTAAATTCTAATCATCATGCAACTTCCTGAAACACCTTTCAAAGAGAATCTTTATCATCTGTTAAGATTCTTCGCCTTCCTCTTAGGCGCAATGGCAATCACATCTTTTTAATCTATAACCAAATATGGCAATTATCGCAAAATCATCAGGAGAGACTACTCAGAGAGAGTTAATCCCAGCAGGCACTTACTTAGCAAGGTGCTATTCAATGGTTCACTTAGGTACTGTTAAGCAGACCTACTTAGGTGAAGACAAGTGGACAAATCTTGTCCGTATTACATGGGAATTACCCACAGAACTTAGATGCTTCAATTCAGACAAAGGTGAGCAGCCTTGTGTCATTAGCAAGGAGGTCACACTAAGCATGAACGAGAAAAGCACTCTCAGAGCATTGCTCACAGGCTGGAGAGGCAAAGCATTCACAGAAGATGAAGCAAAGGAGTTTGATGTAGCAAAGCTTCTTGGCAAGCCTTGTATGATCTCTATATTCCATCAAGCTTCTAAGAGCAACCCCGAAAAAGTTTATGAAAGGATTGCAAGCATTAGTCCGGTTATGAAAGGCATGGAATGCCCTGCCCAAATCAACCCTACTTTTGAGTTTTCAGTCCTTGACTATAACCAGGCTAAGTTTGACACCATGCCTGAGTTCATGAAGGAGATGGTTAGAGGCTCTAAGGAGTTTCAGCAATTGCTTCAGCCTAAGCCTGTGGCACAAGTGACACAAGTGGCACAAGCAGCAGTTGTGAATGCAGTTGATGACTTTATTGATGATCTTCCTTTTTAAGTCATGAGAAAAGTAATTGATGTAGAAGGCTATCCAGTTTCATTTGAAGAACTGGAACTGATTATTCAATCATGCATAAAGAGAGCATTGTATCCTGCCTCTTTTCCACAGCCTAAAAGAATTAATTTGATTCCTTTAAGTAAAGCTTGCAATATTTTAGGGGCAAATAAATATAGGTTTTCCTATAAGGCTGAAAAATTAGGAATCACTCCACATATGGTAAATGGGAGAGCCTACTTTTCTGAATATCAGTTGCAACAGTATGTTGAGACTGTTAAGAAATATCCATACATGAAAAAGCACATATTATAAGTCATGGCATCACTTTGGCAACTAACTCAAGAAGAACTCTCCTTCATCAATCTGATGGAGGAGAACGGTGGTGAGGTCACCGATGAACTCATGGAGGACTTGGCAATTAGGAGAGAGAACTTTAGCCATAAGGCTGAGGCCTATGCCAAGTTCATACTTAAGCTTGAATCTGAATCAGATCAGGCAGGTGCTGAACTCAAAAGGATTCAGGCAATCAAGAAAGCAAAGGATAAGACAGTTGAGAGGCTTAGAGAAAACCTGCTTGCTGCTCTTATGCTCTTTGGGCAGGAGGATAGCAAAGGAGTCAAAAGGTTTGAGACTAAACTTGCAAAGCTATCAACTCGCAAAAGTGTTTCAGTTGAGATTCTTGATGAGGCTTCTCTTCCTCCGGCCTTTTGGCTTGTCAAGAAAGAGCCTTGGAAAGCAGAGATAGGCAAAGCTATTAAAGATGGTGAACATGTACCTGGTGCGCAAATGCGTGAGAACTTAGGTTTGAGCATTAGGTAATGTTAAATTTGGTTAGTATTGAACGATTCCGAACGAAAAAGGGAGGCTTGTGGCCTCCCTCTTTTTTTGTCCTAAAGATTAGGATTATGGAGCAACAGCTGTAACGAAATCAGCAGTAAATACCCCATTCACACCTTCATTAGCATCTCCAGCAGGAAACATTGAAGTACCTGGTGAATATGTGTCATAATAGTGCTGCATGAAGAAACTGTAAGTCTCCTCACATTCCGATGGAAGAATTCGACAATCAATAGAAACTCTTTCCAAACCAGGCAATGGCATTGTGAAGCGAGTCATTGTACCGATGTTTCCAAAGTTACCAACATACTCAAGGAACGGAGTGTAAACAATTGAACCAGGAGCAAAAACGATAGCTGCATCTTCATCACCAAGGATGGTATTGGCATTGGAATCAAAATAGAACTCAGCAAGTCCGGTGTTATCACGAACAGTTGAGAAATTAATACCATTAGCACCTTGTCCGAAATAGCGAGAATCATTCATCCAAACTCTTTGAAGTGCGCCTGCACCACCGATGATGATTGGAGAACCGTTAAAGCCTGTGTTCATGTAGTTTTGCTTCATGTTAAACAGACCAGCAGCATAGATTGAACCATCTGCACCTTCTACTGTGTAAGATGGATTTGTTGCACCTCCATACCAGTTACCGGCAGCAGATTGAATTTGACCAAGAAGGTCAATGTTAATTGCCTGCACAAGAGCATTGGCAGATAGTTGAACATCTACGAACATCTCACGAACAACTGAAAGTGCTCCTTGAGCAGCACCAATTCCATTTGCTCTCTCGGCAATTTGTCCCGGACTGGAACTCCCTGTCAATTGCACCAATTGCGAATAGCTGTCACAAAAAGTACGAAGTTGAGCCTCGCTAAGAGTAAATGAAACTTGCTTGAAGTTATTGATTTGCAAAGTTTCCTCGATGTAGTTCATCTGAGGACCAGCTTCGCAACTCTTAGTGTCCACTGCATCTGAGGCAAGCTGACGCTGCTTGTAAACTACACGAACCTCTTTAGTGTGACCGCTTCCATTGTCATTAGCTTGACGAATGATTTGGCCTGCACGAAGGTTAGAAGGATCGGTAAGGGCAGCAAGTGTGCCTCCCATAATCTGCACATTGGCAGGATTGTTTATTAGGTTGTCTGAAAGCGAGGTTAATATCGCTGGACAGACATTAGCTGTTGATAATGACATTGTATTAAAATGGATTAACGCATTTTGGCAGCAGTGTTCTCAATCTGCGCTAAGGCAGAACGAATTGATGCCGGAAGTTGTGTGCCTTGACTCACCACTGGTGCAGTCGGGAATGATTGTGTGCCTGCTGCAAAAGATGCTGAGTTAGTGCCACCTTGACCAGCTTCTTTTAACAACTTATTCTCCTGCAAAACTAATGCAGATAAGTCAGAATAACTAAACTCTCTTCCATTATGTACTAACGGCAAAGATGGGTCTTTAGCATTCACCAACTTAGCAGCATTCCTTTCAGCATCATAAATAATCTGACCATCTAATTGATGAAGCTTGCGATCAAGTACTGCCTGGTAAGCAGGAATTCTTGCAGCTTCAGGGATTTGGTCATTCCATTGGATGCCATTAAGCTGAGTCTGCTCCCAAAGTTGCTTCATCTTGGAAACATATCTCTGCTCAATTAGTGACTTGTCGGCTTCTGCTTTGCTCACGAGGTCATCATATTTAGATTGAGCCTCAGACATCTTTTTCAAGAACTCCTCAGATTGGTTGGAGTTTACTGAGTTCTTTGCCTTCTCCTCAAGTTCCTTCATCTTCTTTAGAGCAAGCTTAATCTTATCTCCTGAATTCTTAGTCACTTTAAGTTCCTCAACGGCATTGCCATCAAGGCCATACTCCTTTGCCATCCTGACAATCTCCTCATCATATCCCATCATGTAGTTGCTGATGAAATGCTTTTTTAAATCAAGGCTTGTCTTGGCAAGTTCAAAATCATACAGATTGGTATTGAACTTATTGCTCACTGCCTCCGGCACTTGAATGTCATTCAGGACAGATGCTGAAATCATTAAGTTGAATTCAGGATCATCTGATACTCCGGCTCTCTTAGCCTGAGAAATCAAAAACTCTTTAATGTTCATGCTCATATTTGTGGATTGCTAAATGAATCGAATAGGGCAGCAGTGTCCAAAGTAGGCTCATCACCTGACTCTTCAACTGATTTCTTTTTGCGCTTTGGCTTTTCTTCTGCTTCGGCAGTCATTTCAGCCTCAAGTTCTGCTCTTACTTGTGCCTTAAGTTCTTCCTTAAGTTTAGAAAGCAATTCAGGACTGCTGAGTGAGTTTTGGTCGCTTGGAATATTAGCCTTTCCGATGTAAAGATCACCAATTGGTCTAATTCTGTTCCAGCTAAAAGACCTTTTGTTGATTGGCTTAGATAATTCCCTTAGAGCAATCTGCCCATTGACAGACACTTCATAGGGAATGTCTTGTGCGCCTGTTGTTGGATTGATTTGCCACCGAATTACTTTTACCTGAACCCGATTTCCATGCTGCCTAACAGCATCTCTGATGTACTGTAAATTATCCATTTTATAATTGTTTAAAAGATTACCCTGTATGATGAATAGTGGATTTCATTTTCCCTATTACTGTTTCTTGGCTTGCAATTCCTGGCTTAAATCCATAAGCAAGCATGTCTGATTGAATGACTGAAGTCATGCCATCAAGCCCATTATTCTGAACCCTTGTTCTTTCCTCATAAATCTTAGCCCCTGATAGGCTCAGGATGTAGGCATGGGTTAGCCACATGCCATTTCCTTTCCAAAGGTTAGGCAAAGCATCAATCTCTACCTTTTCAATTGTCTGCTCTCCATAGCCTGCATAATACTCCCAACTAAGATGCAACAATTCAAACTCAGGCAGATGACTCCAATTTGTAGCCAACTCAATAAGCTTATCAACATCAAACCTTGCATCATCTTCCAACACCAAGACATATTCAAGACCCTGGTCAATTTGCTTTTGCCATACTTCCCGATGAGAGGCACAGCATCCAATTTCTGAAATGCTCATCTTAGACCTCTTATGCTTTATCTTAAGGCTGTTGTCAATTCGATGCTTGATAAAGTTGCCATCATTGGCAACATGCAACTGAGCCTGATTGCCATTTTTATCAGTCAAACCAATGGCATTAAGATGCTCAATCATCTTGACCTTCCTAACAGGAGTCTTTTTAAGACTTATAAAATAGATTGCATCAACAGGCAACTTCACAGTTAATCCTTTCGGTAATCGAGAGGTCAATTGTGAAGAATGCTGTTTCAAAGTTCCTCTCCTCAAGTCCGAAGTACTGTCTTGCGATGGCTTTTGAGTCATAATCTGTGGCCTCATATGTGATGCCTTTAGTTCGGTTGATTATTGAAGTTAGTGCAAATTCTGCACTTTCTAATGTTGTGTTTGCGACAAGCTTAATTCTGACAGTCCTAAGCAGGCTATTGGCTCTGCCTCCTGCTGGCTGTTGCTCTACTGAGGCTGATTCCCTAACCAAGAATAAAACAAGCTTGTATGTGTCATTTACAGCGCAATAAGTTGTACCATCCTTGGTCACATAATTGCCTGCTTGATTCTCAATAATGCTCTCAACAGCCTCCCCATAATTGAGCATCTGATTGCCAGGATAAGTGGCAGACAGATTATTGCATAAGTCTGCAATTGCACTCTCTACGGTTACTTTAGTAAGCTTCATCTTTTGAGATATTCGATTGCAAGTCTGTTGATGGTTTGCAGGCTTTGGTCAAGTTCTTTATCAGTAAGTTCAAAGATAGCCCCAAATCTTTCCTCTAAGTAGCCTGCAATCTTATTTTGTTCGGCTGAGACAAAGGTAACACCATAAGCTTGATCTGAAATAGGTATTGGCCTCCAACTTGCCCACATGTCTCCGGTTAATGTCAAGTCCATGTAAGCAGTCTGCCTGCCTAACTTCTGCCTGAATTCCTTATAGCTTCCAAATGAATCACCACCGCCAAAGGCTTTCTGTTGTCTCTTGTTGGCAACATCACCAAACCTCTTACCTATTGGACTTGATGTACTAAAAGATTTACCTGAGTCATAAGGAGGCAGGCTTGTGCCATCTGATTTCTTACCTTCCTGCTGGACTCTTCCCTGCACTGCCGGAGCAGCATAAACAGCAGCAGCCCTAAGAACCTTATTGGCTTTAGAGGCATCACTGAAGTTCTTAAGCTGTTGCTTCAGGAAGGCAGATGTGGAATCATAGACTGGCATAAATATTTTACAAATAATTTTGCAGATAAAAAACCATTGTTTACTATTGCATTCAAATCTAACCAAAAAAAAATGAATACAGAAAAAGCAAAAGTAATTGAGATGCCAGGCAATGGCATATTCATTGACATCTTTTCAGAAGACCTTAAAGAGATTCAAGAAGCTGTCTATCGTTATGGTGGCAATGTTGTAGTATATGAACTTGCAGATGAATGGCGCATTTCATACACATTTAATGCTCATCCATTTAGCATGATGATCTATGGCATTCACATTACCCCGGAGCAATTTGATGCTCAGGTCAAGGCTTTTGGAGGTCAGTTAAAACAATTTCAAAAAGGTGATAAATTGACTCTGATTGATAACCTCTACTTTGTATGACCATGAACAGAGAAATAAAAGAAGGTCTTAAGCAGGCTTTAGTCATAGCCCTGACCTATTCAGTCTATATTATTCTTGCAGGCTTGCTAATCATTAAGTTCATAGCTTATGTCTACCAGTAATGTAACCATATGTCTGACATCTTACAAGAGGTTTGACTTACTTGAAAAGACAGTTACAAGCCTATTGCAGTTTTGGGATGATGTGCCTCCTTATGAGTTTATAATTCATGAGGATTCAGGCTCTGTTCCTTCAGAATTCAGAAGGCTTCTTGATCAATGTGTTTATGAGGAATGGAAGCTGATGCCTATTTGGTTATTCTCTGAGAATGTAGGCCAAGTGAATGCCATTGACAAGATGTATAAGCTTGTTGAAACTGATTACATATTCCATTGCGAGGATGACTGGGAGTTTGATGCTTATGGCTTTATACAGGCTTCTAAAGATGTCCTGAAGGATAATGCTTCCATTGCTTGTGTATGGCTTAGGTATCCTGCTGACCGCAATGGTCATCCAGTAATTGGACATCCTTTGACCACAAACAAAGGAACTAAATACATTCTGCTAAAACTTAATCACCGATCCACATGGCATGGATTCACTTGGAATCCTGGTCTAAGAAGACTCAAGGACTACAAAGAGATTGGAGCATTCAGCAGCTTTACCTATTTCTTACCACATAACCCATGCAAGTCTGAGATTGATGCTAATGCTAAGTATTTAGAGCATGGATTTCGGGGTGCTTCATTACTCAGAGGTTATGTCAGACACATTGGAGGTCGCAATTCAACATCTAAATTCAAATAATAATGGCAAGAGAGAAACTTTACAACAAGATAACAGCATCCTGCACGGATGAAGAAAAAGACAGATGGCTTGTGGCAGTAGGCCAGCAGAATGCCTCAATAGTTTTAAGAAGAATTATAAGAGAGTACTGCATTGAACAGGAGACAATGAAAGAGGAACTAAAAAACCTTAAACTCAATGGATCAACTGAAGCAACTGGTCATCATAATTGACAAGGAAATCAAGCAGAAAGGCTGGATGCAAGCCAATGATAAACTTAACCAAGAATATTATAAAGGTGCAATGGCTATGCTGAAGTATCTTAGGCACATAATCCTTTCGATGATTAACGATAAATAAACCTTTGCTGGTTGGTGTAAGTGCGAATAAATAGCACCTTGGGTAACAGGCTGACTCATAATCGGCAGATGGAGGTTCGAGTCCTTCACCAGCGACTAAACAATTAAACAATGGCAGACATAGCAATGTGTGAAGGCACTGATTGCCCAATCAAAGAACAGTGTGAGAGGTTCACAGCCAAGCCTAATGAATACAGGCAGTCTTACTTTGTAACTGTCCCTGGCAAGACTTCGGATGGATGGTTCTCTTGTGAAATGTTTTGGGGAGAGTCTCAGGATGCAATTTTCAATCAACTAAACGATATAATGAATGGCATCTGAACAATATCAAAAATTAGTCCATGAGAATTTCTCAAAGGTGATTGGACTTGTTGAGGAAGGCACAACAATCTGCAAGGCATTGGACAAACTTGGTCTTAACAGAACAATATTTTATAATGTTATAACTCCGAAGCAAAAAGCAGAATTGCAAATGGCCAAAACCGCCAATGCTGAATTTGGGAACATTTCGCATTACCGATAACCATCTTATGTATATTATAAATAATTTTACATTTGCTCCATGCAAAGGACTCAGATTCAGGAACTAATTGACTGGATAATTGACCATGAAGGTCATATTGATTGCAATGATGTATTGATTAAGGCTGAACTGATAAATATGAGGACAAGGCCAAGAGTTGCTGGGTATCTTTACAAGGACAAACTTTACAAATCAATTGATGATTTCAGGCTTACTACATTGAATGAAGTTGATGATCCTAAGCCTTTATATTATTCTTGGTAACTTGCAGTATGGAAAATCTACAATTGAAAAATAAGCTGCTCTTTTTGAGCCTTGGAATTATGGCAGGAGTCTTTATGACTCTTGTGGCTCAATCAATTATACCGGAGGAAGGTGAGCAAGTTAATTGGGTAAACATCAGCCTTAATGCTGTGGCTGTCTTATTCCTGACTTACAGAGTCTATTATCACTTAATTTCAAAAGACAAGTAATGGGTGCAATTACAGACTACTTTGGAGAAGTAAGCAAGCAACAAGCCAACATCTTAATTGACCATCCTCAGCATTATGGAGGAGAGGATAACCCTTATGAGGCTATCAAGGTGATTGAAGCTTGGAATCTTGACTTTGCTTTGGGCAATGTAGTCAAGTACATCAACAGAGCTGGCAAGAAGGGAAGCAAATTGGAAGACCTGAAAAAGGCTCAGTGGTATATGAACAGAGCCATTGAACAAGCAGAGAAGTTTTAAAGTTATGGATCAAAAATTTATACCTACAGAATGTGGATGGGTTTCTCCTAAGACTCCTCCGGTTAATCATAATAATGTTGTTGTCTTATTATGGTGTCCTAATGATGAAATCTATGATGAGGCAATTGGTTATTATGAAGGAGGTAAATGGCATACTGTTAATTTTGGCTATGGTATTGACAAAGTAGTTGGATGGTTTCCAATTCCATACACTCCGCATAATCATTAAACGAAATGCCCCCATTTCTGAGGGCATTGACCAACTGGGACTACCGGAAGGGATGCAATAGTTGTCGCAAATATCGGCAACTTTTGTGACAGACTTGTACGGCAATTTTCCGTACATGCCGTTGATTTCAGCGAGGTGTTAAGGCCTCACAAATCCTTGCTGAATCAGTCCGGCATTGTCGCAATTAAAGCACAAGCCTTCACCTCTTAGGTTCAACTGTCTTGCCCATATTGCAAGCGACTGATTGTAACCATCCAAGAAGGTAGCCATTGCTCTCTCAGTAAACTCTCTGTTGCCTTGGCTGAAGTAGTTAGCTCTTGGGCTTGCAACCTTAGCCCATAGGATCTGATAGCAAAGCAGGTTTGCCCAAGCATCAACAAGAAACTCTTTCTGCTGACAGATGAAGCTATCAAGTGAGCAGAGCAATTGAGCATCCATGTAGATACCTGATTGGCTATTGTCCTGACTCCAACTATCTCCAAAGCCATAACCTAAAGGAGCAGTCACAGGGAAGATGCTCCAACCATTGCGCCACAGATAAGTGAATCTTGTGGCACATTCTAAGTCCATTTGATTCCATCCCCAATCCACAAACATCCCTGTAGTGGTTTCTAAGTTGGTGCAATCAACAGCAGCCATGATATTTATTTTATCAAAGTCTGAGTAGAACTCATTGTTGATAGGAATGTAATTCATTCCTGGTGCAACATCATAAGTGCCTTGGTCAAGTATCTTCCCATCCTGAGTCTGATAAATGAACCAGGGACAATTTGTCACGGTTACACTTCCTGCATTATAGACAAACAATTGCTTGATGCGGAGGCTTAGATACTTACTTCCCTGAATGCTTACAAATGCTCCCTTCAAAATAGCCTCAGGAGCAACAGTCTGAATCTGCTGCCACTGCTGAACAAAGTTTTTGCTGGTCTGAAATAGAACCTGATCAAGTTGAGCCTCTGCTGATTCAAATAAGGCAAGCTGAATGTCTCTCTTAATTCTCTGATAAGACACAGCTTGTGCAGAATTCCACATGCCTACATAAGAAGCCTGCTCCGGTGTGGCAATCTTCTCAAGAAGTTCAGAAGACATGCCAGGATAATCATTAATGTATAACCCCGACAGAGGTGCATCAGTAGTGCAACCTTGTAAGCCTATGTAATTCTGCAAGCAATTCATGGATGCAATTTAGTTAGTTATCTTGAGAAATTGCAGGAGCAGTAATTCTGAATATCTTGTTTGTCAATGCTACCCAAGCACCGAGTACTTGACCAAGAATGAACATCAGCACGCTGTCAGATGCACTTACTTTCTCTACTTGGTATAAGTACCCAGTGCCAAGAAGCATGCCTACAAGGACAACTGAAGTGCAAGTGTAGGCATAGACTTGCATTCTCTTTGAATACAGATGAGAACTCAAATTCCCGGGAACAGACCTTTGATTAGCCCTCCCACGAATTTGCCTCTTCTCTCCGCTTTGTCTGCTTTTTGTGCCTTGGACTGATTGCATGAATCCAAATATAAGACAGTCTTAGCCAATGCTTCATTCTGCTTGTGCAGACTATCAACCCTCTGATTAATGTTTGCCAAGTCAATGCCTGAACTGATGCAACTCTTCGCCAAGTACTGAACATCATCACTAATTTTTGATTCAACATCATAGGCATGGAATCTATCATAGGCAATGTAAATAATAAAGAAGGCAAATAGCCACATAGTTTCAACTTTTCTCATTGCAGTAGTTTTTTAAGTTCTCTAAATATTTTAGCATATCCAGTAATCTTTAAAGCCTCTCCAGCTTCATATATTGTAACATGCTTGCTGAGTTTATGATGTAAGTCCCAAATCACATTTCCAAACCGGAGGACAAGTAACCACAGCCAACCGTGATCATACATGTACTTCTCTAACTCCGAAAAATTGCTTGTATTGACATCTGCAATCTTGGTTAGCATTATTGCCCCATAAGCAGGAAGGTCAAACCCAAATTTTATTAATTCATCCTTTAGTTCAGCTGTCATTTTAATAAGTCCAAATCACATTGGCTGGCTTTGTTGGGTCACAATCAGCATGAATAAAGCTGCTTGAAACTCCTATTCTGTTTATACCGGCCTTGAGGAGAGCATTAATCATAATCCATCTCTTAGCCCCATCCTTACAAGCAATATCTGCTGCCCATCCTTGTGTATGACTGCTTGAATCAACACCTCCAACCTTAGCATTATGGGCTGCTGTCCTGAACCCTGAGTTGATGCCAAATGGAATTTTAGCAATTGACCGAGCATTATCAAGCCTTTGCAAAAACTCAGGCTTCATCTTAGCCCCTGAACCAGGTGCATCAGGTGAATCAAATTCTGAAAGTGTAAAGTGCTTCAGTTGCATTTTGTAAAATTACTTAATCCGAGTGAACTTTTTAGCAGCACTTTTAACAGACTTTTTGCCAACACAACCCCAAGCCTTTCGGCTTAAATCATTGGCACATGGTGGCTTTGCACATTTCTTAATGCCTGATGATCTTGCACAATAGTTATCACCCTTTGCAGTGCCTGGAGCAATGGAATAACCCTTTGCCCCGAACTTAACAGTCTTACCATTGACCTTGGTTTTAAACTTCTTGTCTGCCATTATCTTCCTTGTCCTTTATACTTCTTGGCTCTGCTATCCTTTGGCCTGTTGGCTTTCCTGTGCTTACCTTCTCTTCGCTTGCCAAATGTGATTTTAGCAGCCGAATTAGTGCTGGTTTTGGCTTTTTTCATACCCAAATATCCTTTTTTTCGCTTATTATTGCAAACTGATTTATGAAGTGTCCATCAATTTTACAGATAGAGAAATCAAGTTTCTCAAAGTATTAGCATCAGGTAGACATTATCTTAAGGATATAATAAAACCCAATAGACAATCTGTTGCAAGATGGGGAAACACCCAAGAGCAAGCAGACATGTTGGGTGTAATGGGTGAATATGCTGTGGCTAAGTACTTAGGACTTCCATTTGACACAAGTATTAACCTGGATGGAGATGGTGGAGAGACTGACCTTATGCTTGGCTCTTACAACATTCAAGTTAAGTCCACCAAGTATAAGACTGGCAGGCTTGTTTTTAATAACCTCAAAGAAATAATTGCAGATTTGTTTGTCCTTTGCTACTGCTCAGAGCCTGAAATGTCTGTGGAAATATTAGGCTACATCAAGAAGGAGGAAATTAAAAATGTTTCTGAACTCAAAGACTTAGGCTATGGACTTAGGATAATTGTTGAGCAAAGACATCTGTTGCCTATATCAGACTTGAATGAACTTGACAAGTCATTATGAGGCTTCTTTTGGTGCTTACATTGTGCATACTTCTCTCAAGTTGTTACAAGAGATTTAAGTATAATGCCACTGTTGATAGATGGGAAACTTATATTGGCAGAGGCAGACCATTTAGGAGCAAGAAGCATCCAACTAAGGCAAAGCATGTGCCTGCTCCTTATTATAAAGTTCTAAGGATTGAGTAATTACTTGACTCCTGTTCTGCCAGCTTCTGAGGCTGAATCATATTGCTCTTTAGACACAGGCCACAATTGATGCCTGCAATTATATCCTCCTCTATAAATAAAGATTGTATTGGCATTAGTGCCTGCCATCCTTCCTTGCCATCCTTTTAAGTTAGCCCACTGCTTAACCTGGTCAGTAGTGAAGAATCTGCCAGTCCTTGCCGAGCAGAAAGGCCTTGTGTCCTCAATGATTGTCCCTGCATACAAATAGTATTCAACACCTAAGTCCTCACTTACTGTTTGAATATACTCTGCATTAAAGGCCATTACAGAGTCATTGGTTGTCTGCTTGATATATCTATTCAAAAATGGCAAATCATCCGGTGTGCCTTCAATAAACTGCCTTAGAGTCTTGTTTAACTCTGCCCTATTGCTTACTCCGGCAATGTTGCTCTTTAGAACTTCCTGAATGGCATTGCTGAAGTTGTTTCTTATGCCTCCTCCTATAAGAGCATCCTTAGTAACCTCAATATTAGTCTCAAGAATAGCTTTATAAAGTTCAGTTTTCGGGCTAAAGTCATCAAGGATTAGACTTAAATATTCATTAGATGCTTCTGCAAGAGCCTTGTAGCCATTAATCACAGCAACCACCTCAGTCTGATAGGCTGCATTATTGACAATGGTGTCAGCAATGTCCTTCTTTAGCTTGACCATCTCTCTGAGAGTCTTAGCCCGATCCTTTGGATTAAGGTTAAGTTCAGAGGCTAAGTCAATTACTTCTGTGCTTAAGGTCTTAAATACTTTAGGCAAAGCATCAGCCATCCCATTCTCAATGTCCAGCTGAATCTGCTGAATCTTCCTGATGATGGCTAACTGCTTTTCATCCATAGTGCCTAACCTATCTCAGAGATAAGGTTGTTAATCTTATCATTCAAAACCTTAAACAGTTTAGCATTGCCTGACTTGTTTGCCCTCTCAGCTGCAAGAGATAACTGCTGAATTGCTAAAGGAAGCTTACCAAGGTTATCAGCCTCCATTGCAGGAGTAGTCGCATCACTATCATCCATCAAAGGAACAATGCCTGATTTAATTTCAATTTGTTTACCCATAGCTAAGGCATAAACATCTGCCCTCTGAATTTGCACTGGCTTATCATACCAGGTAGCATCATTATCCACAAGCTGCATGACAAATGCGGGAAGGTTAGCACTTAGCACATAATCCTGAGCAGTGCATCCTTGGCTATTTAGAAGCAGAGTCTTTTCATCAATTGTCTTATAAGGCAATGGATCAAGCTGCTTCAATATCTTTAGATAAGTCTGCTGCATTGAGTTTTCACCATAAAGCTTCTCAACATAATCATCCTCAATTCCTGAGATAATCAATGGGTCAAAGTTGCCTTGTCTTGCCTTAGTCAGCATCTCACCAATCATGTCAGTGGTCATTACATCAAAGTCAGTAGGCACAGTAATCTGTGGCAATGCTGCTTTGACCTTATCACTATCCATTAGAGAGGAAGCAAATAGGCTGTTGTATCTCTGATAAAGGATGTGGAAGCAAACTTTATTGTAAACCTGAGCCAAGTGGACAGTCACTGAATAGCAGAAGGTGTTTAATTCCTTTCTGTCATACTCTTTGGCAATACCTGACTGAGCAGCTGGAATCTGACCAAGCAATTCCAAGCCAATGGCTTTGAAGCCTTGAAACTCTTTCTGAATGATGTCCTCCTGGAATAGCCTAACTGTTTCAGTAGGTCTTTCAATGTATCCAGCTGGAGGCACTGGTGGAACAAGTGGATTAGGATTAACAGCCGAAACTCTGTCAATGTTAATCTCCATCAGGCCAAATGGACTGCTTGAGGCTCTTCCTGAGCCTTGGCAATCATTACAGCCTACTCTCTCCTCCTTTCTATTTGTGCGCTGTCCTGTGCCATTGCAGGTCTTACAAGGACTCATTTTCAATGCCCACTTCTGAGGCAGAGCATGAGTAGCCCAAAGGATATTTAAATCATCTGTCCGAAATAGTACTTCATTCCAAGCAGGCAGACAAGGAGCAAGAACCGAATCAAAAACCAAATGTCCATCTTCCTCTTCATAAATAACACTTCCAACCTTGACAACAGGGAGGTAGGTGAATGTATAAGGGAGAATAAAAACTTGGAACGGATTGTCATAAGTATATTGATTGACTTGCCTGAATAGAACCAAGCCTTTTATAGTTATACACAAGAATTGATCCCATTTCTTGCGATTCATGTCCTCATATTCCTCAACTTTTATGATGACAAATGTTTCTTCCTCATAAATCAAATCTTCTGATTCAATTGTTTGAGGATAAGGCCTGAGCCAATCTAAAGTTGTAACCCCTGCCGGGTTCTCAATGAACTCATCAAAGTTGGGTAGAACTGCCACAATTGCATTGGCATCTTGAAGATAAGTCTTAAGAAACACATTGAAAGCCCATGTCTCAAGACTGCCAAACTTAGGCAGTGTATTCTCAACATAGAACTTCAAGGTATTATCCTGAAGTCCTATCCTTTCGGCAATGCCTGTCTTACTAAAGTCTGATTCAAAAGTGATTTTAAAGTCATCAGCCTGCTGAATCTTTTGTAAGAAGTTAAAGACTCTGCCTGTTGCTGTGGTAGTTGGTGCTTGCCATCTGCGCTTTCTGTAATCCTTCATCCATGGCTCTTCAGAAGGATGTTGAGTAAGGAGGAGTTTAGTTGGATATTCATTTTCAAAGTGATACTCTAACTCTTCAGCCTTCTCCCTGGCACATTCAATGTACTCAAGTTTTCCCTCACGAATCTCCCGATCCATAAGAGTTGAAAATAATTGTCCAATTAACTCCTCCATCTCTAATTAATTAAGCTGCACAAGCAACATTAAGTGTAATTGTCTCCTGACCAAATACGCAACCGTACTCATTTGTAACAGTAACTGTGAAGATGTAAGTGCCATCAACAACAGGACTCCAAGTAATAACACCAGTAGTATTATCCATTACAAGTGAAATTGCAGTAATATCATCACTACCACTTACTTCATCAATTGACCAGCTTTGAGCAGGTGCGCCTGAGATAGTACCTATGTTAAGAACAGCTGAAAAAGTAACAGTCTGTGGGTCTGTGCATCCACTTGTAATAGTGTTGCCAATGTAAGTGCTGCCTGAGCCTCCGGTGAAGCTGATGATATAATACAAGCCCTCAAGGAAAGTATCTGTATCAAACTCATAAGGCAAAGGATTGACCTTGCTCACCCAGTTCACAGTTACCTCAGCCATCTGATAGGTGTTCAAATCAGCTGTGATAATTGGGTCACCAATTACAGTCACATAATAACCGGAAGCATCCCAAATTCTGCCAGGAGTGAAATAGTAAAAGTCATAATTCTGAGCAGAAGCAAGAATGTCATTGTAGAACTGAACATTGTTCTGAACTACACCTTGCATGTCTTGATAAGTCAGAGTGTGAGTCTTTGCAAGAGCCTTGGTGTTTTGCATACCTCTACCAGCAGTGGTAGCAGTGTCGGGCTTTGGCTTCTCTCCTGATGTGTTAAGCACAAGGTAGCCTTCACCATCAAGGTATCTCTCATAAAGAGCAGCAATCCATGAGTCGGCAGTAGCTTTCTCAACGGAAGTAAGAGCAGCAGACTTCTTAACGTAGGCAACTGCGACGATTTTATTTTGGAACTCAGGATCACACAGAAAGTTCTGGTAGCATCCTACATCCGGGCAAGTGAGTGAAAATATTGACATGTTATTAGCAAGTTAAACAACTTGAGTTTTTAGGCTGGAAGCCTTGAAGAAGTGCCGAAAATTTGACCTGAGCCAAAGTTTCAAATGATGACTGTGTTGTGAAATCTTGAATGGTGGCAACATCAATATCTCCCTTCACAAATATTGACTTATTGTTCCAAACTAAGTACGGATGTCGAGTGGCATCAACAAGCGCAAGCTGAGTCTGTTCATCAATAAAATCTGAATGCAAATCTAATGATAAATCCTGCTTGTTCTGAGGCCTTTTATGAACTCCATTGGATTGCCTGTATAAGTTTTCTTCAATTACAGGCTTTGCTCCTCCTCCATTTAATCCAAGCCTAATGCGCTGCTTCCATCCATTGAAATACTCAAACCCCTGAGCAATTGAGTTATCATTTGCCCAAAATTCAAGCATGGTGGAAAAGCAATCTGAGGCATCAATGTTAATAATATTGCTTAGGGAGTAGAGATAAAAACTTTCCTCAGTTTCATCATACATTCCAAGCCTGTAACAACCTGAAGCAACTGCTGGAATCAAACTTGTAGCCTGCAATTGTGTTGGAGTTGCAACATTGGAATAAATCAAAGGCTTAATGAAGTAAACTGTCTCTTCTGTTTCCTCATTGAATTGCCATGCAGCAATTGAGCAGAAGCAACTTGGTGGATTAGTGAAGGTGAAGTAAAATTCAACCTTTCCGGCGGAATCTAATTCTACAACCACAGAAATCCATGCAGGCCATGCTAAGCCTTCAACAACAGATTTAAACTCATTAAAGCTATCTGTTGTAATACCGCCAATTGGAATTGTTGCAAGGATATCCCCAGTAGTTACACCATTGCAGTCAGTTGTTTGGAAATTGATAGTGTATGCAGAAATATATTCACCATCATACCAATCTTGATAAGTTCCTCTCGCCCCTGCTGCCCCATACATGCCATATTCAGTAAGAGAATAAGATGGCAAATCGGCCTGACCTATCTGCTGGATGAATTGTCCATCCTGAGTGAATAGCCCAACCAAAGCCGAATTAAGCCCAGTTAGATTTCCCTCATCAGATGGCACATTGAATTGCCAATTGTCTCCAGGTATTGCCGGCATGGCATAGAACTCAGGACTTACATAGCAACTATCTGTAAACTCCACAAACTCCATGTCATACCAAGTGTCATATAGCCACTGAAAGCTTGTTTTTGGCAAATAAGGCAATGGAGTAATTGAGGAATATCCAAAGTAACTATAATCACCAAGTCCAGTTTCGTTAATAAACCTCTGCCAAAGCCAATTGGTATCAAGCCTGCCAATCATCAGCAAGCTTCTGTCATCACGATACAACAAGCAGAAAATCCTTGTGTAAGTATCATAATCTATGTCTAATCCTCCACTCCATCCATCAGGCAAAGTGAATGTGTTGAAGTAAGCCTGAATCAATGTTTCATCAGTCTCAGTCAGGCTGAAGTTGATAACCTTCTCCATCAGGCTGATGCAGTACCTATCCTCGGCAGTTTGAGGTGCAATATTGAATGTCCTTGCATTCTCTTTAGGCAATGTGTCGGCAGGAAGCCTTGTGGGATTGCCTGAAGAATCAAGCTGCCAGTTCTTGCCTCTTGCCAATCCACTTGTGGCAATGCCACTTGTAGCATCATAAGAGTAAGTCATTGGGAAGAATGCTGAACCATTCTGCTCAACAATCTGCAATGCCCGATCAACCTCTGCCTCAACTGGAATGGCTGAGAAGTCAAATGTGCCTGAGTAACTGCCTGGAGTAAAAGCTACAACACTGGCATTAAGAACTTCCTTAGTTGTATTGTTGAAAAATCCATTAACTACTACAACCTGACTATTGTCTGTCTCAGTTAAGTCAGCATTCCTAATATTGATGTTGTATTCATAGTTTGGGGAATCAGGAATAGTTTGATAAGTCAATGTAAAGCCTCCAAAATATGGATATGCATTGAATGCATCCATTTGACCCTTAACCCCTGCAACCAATTGACTCAATGTTTTGCTTGGGAAAAACCCAGGTAACCATGCATCAACAGTTGTAGCCAATTCATTAAGAAGATTGGCGGTGATTTGGTTGTCAGGATAGAATCCTGCATTCCAAGCAGGCTGAAATCGGTAGAATGAATTAGGCATTTAGTGTGTCAATAATCATTTGAGCAGATGTTTGAAGGACTCCGTTGATAGTGGTTTGATTGGCAACCAAAGCTATAACTGAAACATAAACATCATTTTGAATTGTTGCATAGACAACAAACTCAGATGTTAGTTCTAAATTAGAAACACTGTATTCATTGCCATCAAAGGTCAATAGTTCGTCAATAAAAATTAGTTCTAACATATTATTGTGGGATTACTTGAATTGACCTTATAAAAGCAGAATATGCCACATTATTGCATTGAGTTGTTACAATTATATATTGACTGACTGTCCAATCAATTGCACTTGAAGTAATTATGCCATTATATATAGACTCTGTTGGAGCTGATGCAGAAAGAAAAACATAAGAAGTTAAAGTACTTGCATTTACAATCAATGCACTTCTCTCCATCATTGTCCCAGTCAAACTCCCCGCTGCTACAAAAAGATAATTTCCAAGTGCAAATGCTCCGACAATACTCGCAGGGTTTGTTCCAATATAAATTCTTGTTCTTGGCTCGTTAAACCCTTGATTATCCTTTCGTATTCTGACAATAATTTTAAAAGCAGTTTGTGCAGAAAATGTATTGGCAGGAATTAATAAAGTTTTGTTAATTAACTCAGCAGTTCCGGTTGCACTTGTTTCAGTGGAATTAAGTATAAAAGAACTATTAATTGTCCCTCCATTTCTTGTCCAACTCAATCCTCCTGAACCATCAGTCTGCAAAACTTGTCCACTTGTCCCTGCATTAACTGGCAGTGTTAAGTCATAATCAGAACCAATGGCCTGAGACTTAATCCCTATTGAGTTAGTACCACTGCCTGATGGCTCAAGTAATCTTATCTCTCCTGCACTTGTGCCATTGCCAAAAGTCTTAATGCCTTTTAAGGTTTGATTTCCAGTAGTTATTAAACCTCTTGCAGTATCTGATCCATCGGGAATGTTAAAAGTATGAGTATTGGTAGAACTATTAATATTAAAATCAGTTCCACTTGTGCCGGTTGCAAATGTCTGAACTTGAGCAGTCAGACCATTTAAGGCAGTAAGACCAGTGCTAATGGTTGTAATTACTTGACATAGGTTGTTATCTTCAGTATGAAGAATAATATTTCGCCCTGATGTGATTACATAAATTCTTACTACAAGCCTATCTGTTAAAGCCAAAGCAGTAATAGGAATACCAACTGATGTAAAATATTGATCTACTATTGTTCCGTTTGTAATTCCTTCAGGGTTGGTACTGCCTGAACCTATTAAGGTCAAAGATGCGCCATCATACTTGTATATTTCAGCATAAAATTGAGGACTTCCCCCTCCTGATGAAGCATTAAAGTAAAACTCTAAATTAAAATTGCCTCCAGGGATTGAAATAATATTAGGATCTCCAGCATCAGTTATAAATGAAGCTATATAACCATCTCCTGAAGCAGATGTTCTTGTAAAATTAGTTCCACTGCCAAAAACAGGAGTTTTACTCATTTGATAATAAGTATCTCCGCTTATTGTTAATTGTGTTATTGAACCATTCAAATAGTAACTTACTGAACTACCTCCTCCGGTAGATGTTGGAAAGTTGGCTAATGTGCCATCCCCTCTTATATATTGGCTATTTAATCCTGCTCCTGTAACTGCTAAAATTCCTGCGGTAGTTATTGGATTGCCACTAACTGCAAATGCAGAGGGCATTGTTAGGTCTACTGATGTAACTGTGCCACCACCTCCTCCACCTCCACCACTTATTGCGAAGTAGCCAACAATCCTCCAATTGCCTGAACCCTCAGAGACAATCATGCAACAATCTCCGGCAGCAGCAGTCTTATTTGCTAATCCTGGAATGATAAGGCTTGTGGCATTATAGGTTAATGTTGCAGCAGCATCAAAGACAATGATGAACCTTGCCCCTGCCGGACAAGTGCCAAAAGAATTGATTGTTCCAGTTCCTGAAATGTGCAGATAGTTTCCTGTTGCAGTATTAAGGTCTACTGTTGCTCCTGATGCTAAGGTTGATGCTTTATTCTCAAAAATTGCATTCTCAAGAGTGGACTTGTCTTTCTGAGTTACAAAGCTTGTTGTGCCATCTTCAAGCCACTGCCTTAAATCAGCAGGGGAAATCTCTTGCGTATTATTGTCAGGGAAAAGTGTTGCACTCTCCGTGATTAGATTGGCTCTGTTGTAATTAGTTGGCATTTTAACCTATCTCATAACCATCATCAAAGCCTGTATCAAAAGCTGCGCCTGTTGGAGCAAGTTGATTAGCCTGAAGAAGTGTGAACTTTGTCGTACCTCCGGAAGCATCCTCCGGCTGATTGGTGGCCTCCATGATAAAGCCTTGAATGTCCAAACTGCCTGAAGTGAGCCTGACTTTCCGGTATTGCTCATCTTGAGACAAAGTTAAGAAATCGCAGAGACTTTGAGGGTAGGTAAATTCAACTCCAATAGGCTTGAATAAATACTCCGCAGCTTCAGGAACAATTATGTCCGCATAGATGTCTGAGTTTTCTGCTATGGTCACCTCAGATGGTATCTGAATGCATGGCTCGACAGAATCAGATATTGCGCTGGCATAGGCTGTCTGATACTCACCAACCTGAAACTGAAGCCTTGGATTGGTTAATCCATAGGTGTGCATGCCAAGAACCTTCCACCATCTGCAAGCTATTCGAGCAGGAGTGTGAAAGATGTTGTAGAGGTTTCCTGCTGGACTGCTTGAGTAGGTTATTAGATTGCTTGACATGCTTGCCTGACCAGGAGGAAAGGCTTTGAAGCCTGACTCTTCTCTGACTCCATAGGCAGTGTCTTCAACATTCTCAAATTCTAACTCATATCTGTTAAGCCAAATTATAAATGTTTCCCAGTCGTTAGGCCTATCTGAGCTGCCTGAGTCATCTCTGAGGAACTGAAGCCTCCTGCTAAACTCAATGGCATAACCTTCAGCAATTATTGAACTCTTAATGTCAAGCTTTGCACTTGATCCCTCATTCATTGCCCGATTATTGACAAAGTAATTCCTATCAGTGTGAATTGCCCATTGGCCTGAGACTGCGATGTTCTTCCACTTGTCATCATAGCCAAGCTGGATATTATTTGCAAGCATATCCACCTTAGCCATAGTCCTGACCTCTCCCACATTTGGAAAGGTTTGGCTTATGCTGTTCTGATAAAAGAACTCTCTTGGTTCAATCCTAATTATCCATTCAGTGCCTGTCCATTCATATGCCCATCCAAGGCAAAAGATTCTGTCAAGTCCTTCAAATATCTTCTTAAATGAAGTCTTGTAGCCTGTTGCCTCATCATCAACAAGACAGCCATTGACAATCTCATTGTTTGTCTTGGCATTCCTAATCTTCAGGCCATTTGTCAAGGCACTATTCCAATAACACCCATTTCCAGTCTCATCAAACACATCAGACCTTATCTGATTATTCTGCCCAGTGATTACATAAACCATTCTATTCAGGCACTCGCCTATTGTCATGCATTGAGTTGTTGATGCATATTCCCCTGGGTTCTGCTCATTCATTGTGAGGCAGACATTATCAATAGTTAAGTCTAAATCTAATTGAGTATTATCAGCAATTGACAATGATGGCCTAACTGATCCACCTTCACCCCAATAAGCAAGCAATGCAACTCGATAGCCCGGAAGAACTGTTATGCCTGATACTACTGTTGTAAAATCAAAAGTCACATCAGGCCCAAGAGGAACACTAAAAGTTTTTAAGTCAGTATTAAAAAGAGTGTAAAAAGTATCAAAACTACCTGTTGAATCAAATGTCCTAATGTAAAATCTAACATTAGCTGTTGCTCCATCGGGTGCTGCAATGCTTGCCCAATTAAAGCTTCCTTGAATTGAGACAGATGCGTTTAGTGTCCTTGTGAAGCTTGAATTGTTTTGGAATATGACATTAGTATTGGTAAATGCACTTCCAACAGTGTCTAATGAAGCACTGAATGAGCCTTTAAAATCTGAGTTCTCCCAAAATATTGGAACAACATTAACATAAGCAGGATAACTCCAAGGATAAGGTGAAGTAGTCCCTTGAGGAACATAACTTAGATAAGATACTTGTTGAGCATAATTCCTTGCAGAGCCAGCCAAAAAGAGTTCTTGCTTGTGCAATCTAATCTCACGCATGACCAATGGATCAATTGCATTGCCATTTAAGTCTCTTGTGCTGTAAAGGTCAATCTCTACATCCTGACGAGCCTTGAATTGCTCCCTGAAGTTGTCATCAATAATTCCAACAGTTATCTCCCAAGAGTCAGTGTCGCATACATTAAACTCCTCATAGATTGCCAGGTTAAGCATGCCATCAAATTGATAAGGCTCACCATTGTACCCTACATCAGAAGTGATTTGGATGGCAATTTCAGCATTGATAAAATATTGGTCATAAAGAGACTTGATAAGTTTAGCCCCTTTGTCATAGAATTTGACTTCTGTTGAGAATGGTTGGTCTATGCCGTGTGATTCCATCCTGATGGCAGTGAACTCAATGGCATCCCAGCCAATAGGTTCTTCTACCTCTATTCCATTCAAGTAAAATTGCCATCCTGCCATGTCCCAAAATTAGCCAAAAAAAAGGGATAGCAATGCCACCCCCTTTTTACTAATCTAAACCAAACATTAATTCTCAGTCCTAAACCTATTGTTTAAAATTTTAGTTGTCCTTCTTGGTGTCCTGATGAATTTCTCAAAGCCTCTTTCATCCATATTAAGCTGAGTGATTGGTAAGCCTTTAAGGATGCTTCCAAGTTCCCTTATTTCGCCTACAACAGGACTGCCATTGCCTGCTTGTCTTCCAGATTGCATACTGCCCCAATAGATTTCTTGCTTGCTCAGAGCATGGTTAGGAATAACATGAGAGCCTTTAGGCAAGTCCACAAGGGTAGCAGTTGGTGGAGTAAAGTAAACTTTGCCCGATTCAGTTACAACTTTCTCAACTCCTCTTTCTCCTACCATTGCCTTACCTCCTTTAAATGGTTTGCCTTTAGTACCTTCTGCAAATTCAGGGACAGGCTGTGCAAGTACAAAGCCAACCTGAGCAGCAGCAATTGCTGCAACTAAGGCAGCTAAAGGAGGTGCACTTACTGAATACTTGACAATCTCAGGAGCAGCAGAAAAGGCTATGTTGGCAATTGATGACAATTGTTCTGCTCTAAATTGCTTGAGTTTAATTTCTTTTTCCTCTGCTGCCCTCTGTTGCTCCAGTTCAGCAAGCTTCTGCTTGTTGCCATCTGCCAGCCTTACTTCTTCATCATATCTTTTATTTAATTGAGTCATCTGATTACTTAGGCTTGCCTGATATAGGTCAAATGAACCTTGGACAATTGTCTGAGCAAGTTCAACAGCCTTTTGCTGAACTGCTTGCTTCTGTTCTTCATGTTTTTTTAATCTTTCTAATTCTAACTCATGCATGGCTTGTGTTTTATCCATGCGCTGTTTCATGTCTTTATCTAAAGCATCTTGACCTTTCTTATAATTCTTATCAGTTTCAGTTCTAAGATAATCAAGCCCATCTTTATTCTTTAATTTCATTGCTTCAGTAGCATCATCAAGGTTCTTTATTGCCTTGTCCTTTTGAAGTTCAGCAACCTTTACTTCTTGCTGAGTTAAGCCTATATTTTTAGCACTATATTCTGCCTTTAGGTTGTAAACTCCTTCAGCATAAACCCTCTCAGCCCCCACTTCACCAAGCTTTTCACCCCGAATCTGAGCCATTAGGATTTGCTGTTGCTTTTCCAAGTCAAGAATCTTTAACTTATTCTCATATTCCTTCTTATCAATCTTAGCCTGCTCATCAGCAGCTTTCTTTTGCTCGGCTAAAAACTCAGCAGTTACCTTGACAGTCTTTTCTGTGTTGTCATTCCTTAGCTTAATCTGCTCATTGATTGCAGCATTCTCTCCCTTATAGACTGCCAATTGCTCAAGAATTGCCTGAAGCTTCTGCCTATCTCCAGCCCTTGCATCAAACCCTGCAAATGATGGTGCACTACCTATTGACTTCTCTAAGGCAGCTGCTTCTTTGCTAAAGGTCTTTATGGATTCACTATTTTTCTTTGCTCTATCCTCAAGCATTTGGTCGGTCATGATAGCAGTCTTAGACTGAAAGCTTTTAAAAGCATTCAATTCAGCCTGCTCAACATCCTGCGCCCCTGTTGTGCCTAACTTAAACAACTTATTAATGCCATCCATGAAATCAGCAGTCACCTGAAGTGCGCCTGTTAAGACAGGCTTAAGAAGAGTGCCTATTGAGTTCAAGAAGTTATCCCAAGCATCTCCAAGATTATTTACCTTACCACCTAATGTTCCTGATACAGCAGCAGCAGCACCAGCAACACCTTCATAATCACCAAGTGATGTAATGTATTCCCTTATCGCCTCATTGTTAAACTTTACTTGTGTCTCAACTCCCTTAAAGCTAAACTTAACCTGATCACCTGACTTGCTTGCTCTAATGCCAAACTCCTTGAGCCTTTCAAACTCTCCAGTTTGAGCATCAATGATTGCCTCGGTAAGTTGGTCAAAGCCTTTGCCAGTGGATGAAGCCAAGTCTCCTAATTGCCTCAGCTGATTTGTGGTTGGAATGAATCCCTGGTTAGCCAACTTCACAAAGCTTGCAGTCAGTTCTGCCACTGCAAAAGGTGTGGTCTTTGCAAACTCTTTGATTCCTTCTAAGGCAAGAGATGCTTGTGCGCCACTGCCCAAAGTGTTTTTAAGGACTGCACCAAGCTTCTCAAAGTTGGCTGTAGTGTCAAAGACAGCCTTAGCAAAGCCAAGCACAGCAGTCACACTGAATGCTCCTACAATAGCTGGACCAAGACCATTGAGGATCTTACTTAAGCCTCCAACACCTTCTTTCCCCTTGTCAAATGCATTGCTAAGTTTATCCCCTGTCTCAGTTGCTTTCTTCCCGGTGTTGCCTAACTCAGTGTTAAATTTCTTCATTGAGTTAATGGCATCCTGTTCCTCCTGAGTCAGCTTATCAAAGCTGGTGGCTGCCTTCTTAAGTTCGGAGTCATCAATGACATACTTAATCTTAATATCATTACTTGAGATTGCCATGTTCTTCTATTTCTCGCAAAGTTAATATAAAAAGCCCCCCAATTTGGGAGGCTCTTTCTCTGTAAAACGAAACACAAAAAAAAATGCCCTACTTATGACTCCGCTTGGACTTCTGTTCAGTAATCCAAGTCGAATATATTAGATAGTATTCATAGATTGGCCTTTCGACCAGGAATTTAATTCTTTGAGCATCTCCAGCTGCGATTCTAAAGACTTCAGCAAATCGCTGTCTGTGTTGTCTGATGATTGAAGTGAAATAATATGTTTCAGGCTGTTTAGGCTTTGTATTGTTTCTCCCTGCAAATAAGTCTGGAAATTCATGCTGAATTCTGTCGAAGAGGGCAGATATGCGTACTCCGGCAGATTCAAAAAAAAACCTTCTACATCATTGCTCTTCATCCAATGCTCAAGCTTTTGCTTGTTGTATGGGTACTGGTAGTCCAAAGGATTCTCAACCTCATCGAAATAGACAACTGTTGCAAGCTTTAACTGCCTGAGCAGGCTTACAGACATCTCCATCTGCTCCTTGAGCCTTGAGGCCATTACACCTATCTCATAAAGCTTCTTATCATCCTTTTTCTTCTTGTCCATTAGAAGGTTGATAAGGCCATTGTTCCAGCCTCTCAGATAGTCAGGATTAATCTGCCAAAGTTCCTCGGTGAATATATCCCTGGCAGCTACTGCCCTTTGGAATGGCACATTGACCTCAGATACGAATTTAAAGTATTTGACACCTCCTGAAATGAAGGCAAATTCAATTTGATCCCATCTGTCCTTGGGTGCTACTCCCCTGTAAAGTATTCGGCTACTTTCTGGTTGAATAGCATCTTCTTTTGCCACTTGTTGAGCAACAGAAGGAACAGATGGTTTACTCCTAAGAAAATTAAACATAAGTACAATGGTTGGTTAAAGATTAGACAAGATATAACCAGGAACTGCCAAGCCCCTGAACAGAAAGGACATTCACCAAGTGGCTTTGCCCACAAAGTCGGCAACTTCTGAATTTGGGACAGATACCACTGCCCAAGTGGGTGATCCTCCAGCAGATAATCCAAGAACAAGGAAAAAGCTGCACTGGTCAGAGCAATCAGTATCAAATTCAGAAGGCTTAGGCAACTCAATAAGGCAGCAGCCTCTGCGCTTGCCTCCACAATTAGCAACAAGTTCATCATACATAATAAGGATCAGGGATTAAGTCGGTGAAGATATTTAAAAAGACCTCATTGATGCCTTCTCCATTGGTGTAGGTTTGGGCAAATGAGAAGCAAATGGTTGAGTAGATTAAGCCATCAACAGCAGTAAACTCATAAACCTTTTTATTGGTGGGATTTATGAACATTAACTCATATTGGCCCGCATAAGGATTGAAAAAGCCATCAGGACAGCCTTCTAAGTCTATGGTCACATATCCAAGGTAATCAATCTCAAGAAGCTGACTGATGCGAGCATTCATGCCTGGCTTATTGATGTTCAGAATTACTGAATCTTCAGTGTAAGAAGGAGGCACAAGAACCAAGAAAGCATCAGGACAACTGTTGAGAGGCTCACAGGCTTTAAAACAATTATTGCAGCATTGTGCCATACTTTTCGAGATTGAAGTTGCTGGTGATTTCTGCAAAATTAGAGAAAATAAAATAACGAAAAGCATCTAATGCGTGAGACTTGTCAGGGTTCTTGTTCTTCCAAGGATCAAGGCTTCCTATCCTGTCCACCTTAGCCTCCTTAAGGTCTGTGATTAGATTGGCACAACTCTTTTCGCTTATCTTAATCTTTGCCTTTTGAAAGAGTAGAATGGTAATAAGCCTGCTGGCAATGTGTGAAGGATTGACCTTAGGCACTTGAAGCTGCATGTCCACAATGTTCAAGTAGTTTTTAATCATCAAATAGGCACTGATGTTTCCTTGAGTAAATGCATTACGAGCAGCACCGGAAGCATCACCATTGATGACATAGTTCATTCCTGGATAGTCTTGCTTTATTGTTTGGCAAAGATTGCTAAGGTCACCGACTCTATAAACCTTAAGCACATTGATGTTTGCGTAATGGTCTGCATCATATCCATACTTGATGAACTGACTTACCACGCATGTGTTGGTCACATTGAAGTCAAAAGATAGATAAAGGTCATGTGTAGGTGATGCTTTGATATATCCACCATAAACATGATGACTGTAGTCAAAGCTGGTAACAAATAAGCTCTCCCTATCCCAAACTCCCCACTGCCCCAAGGCATAAACCTCATAGTAAGTCTGACTTACTGCCCTAAGTGCCTCCATCCTGATTGGGTACTGGTCATCAAGAAAGTCAAGAGCATCAAGGTAAGTGCCGTGAAGCCTTAGAATATCATCTTGCTCCTTTGCTGGCACATCATCAAAGAACCTTTTTTTAATCCAATGACTATCTGATACCGGATTAAATGTCAAGAAGAATCTCTTAGGATGGTCTGACTTGCCCCGAAGCCTCAATGTGATTTGTGTGAAATCCTCAAGAGTTAATTCTGTTGCCTCCT